AATTCTCCTTCACAATCGAAGCGATGCGCTGAACCGACACGCCGAACACTGCGGCGAGCGTTTTCGCAGACGCGCGCTCCCAGCCGTGGAAGCGTTCACGGATGACAGAAATGTCGTTTTCTGATAGATACTGAGTAGCCATATCGAACTCCTCACGTTCGTTGTGGTCAGCCTCCGAAGCGCGACGCCAATCGCCTTCGGGGGCGCAATTTCCGGTTAGCCAATTGCTCGAAACGCCACGCGTTACCGTGCGCCCTTTGGGCAAGTTAGCCAACTCAACTTGATTGAAATTGCTAGGGAAGGATATTCCCGTAGGTGTTGTCATGCTGCCTCCGGTGGTTCGGGGAGGGGTTGCCAGTGGGTGGGGGGTCCAACAGCCTTGTCGTTTTCCAACCAAATCGGCTCTCCGCAGCCCTCCTCGCATCCCCAATAGATGACGCCAAAAAGATCCAGCGCAGAATCCTGCCCCCAAAAGGCCAGAACACTCGTCCCATCCTTCGGCGCGCTCTCAATCGGTTGCCATGTCATGCTTAAACCTTTCTGCCTCGCCATATTTCCCGCGACGAGGCACTGGCGGCGGGTCGCCGGGGGAAACTTAGTCGCGGGCGCGTTCCCAGCCGTGGAAGCGTTCACGGGTGACTGATTTGTCGTTTTCGGTGAGATCGACGTTTGCAACTACAGCCGGAGAACAACCGTTTTCCGTGGGCTGTTTACAACTGGATTTTTCAGAAACCGACGCATTTGAGCCGTCTATCTCAAAAATGAAGTTATGATTGACGCCGCCTCTTAGGCCGGTTTGCTGGTCATGTTTGCAACTTGTTTGCAAGTTCATTCTCCGTTCTCTTTGGCTGCGCGCCACATTCTAGTGCGGCAGCGGCTGCGAATGGCGGCGCGCTTTTTGTTCGCCTCAGCGATATTGGCAGCCAGAGATTCATATTCTGCGATCTCTTCAGGCTTTGCGAAGCCCTGCCAGTTGTTCACTGAACCGCCACGCGATAGTCTCCGAGATCAACCACGACGAAGCTCACGCGCGGCTGTCCCTTGTTCATCTGAACCCGCTCATATTTTACAGCCGGGGCGCCAAGATCAATTTCTTCACGGTCGCCGCGTTCCGACCAATGACCAAGACGCGATGCATCAAAATCGGCAATGGTTTCGCTCGTTCGAACAAGCGTGGAATCAATTCCGGGTTCAGTGCCGCCACCTGATGCCTCTTCGGTTGCAGCCACAAGAATATCAAACTGGCCTTCCGTAAGGCTTTCCACAATCGCGCGACTGCCTTCATCAATATAGTGAGCAGCCTGTTCTAGATATGCGGCAATCCTGGTCATCTCAATCACTCCATTCCGTCTATGTGCATCGTATGACATAGCACAGTGACGCCTGTCAAGCGTCACATGAAATTATTTCGCATCCCATTTGCGCATCGCACTGGCACCTGTTTTTCGCGTATTCCGCTGCCGTGCGTAATGCTCCACCATCGCCAAGCTATCGCGTCTTGCTCGCACGATAGGCGGCGGGCTTCTCATCGCACCAACGGCGACCATCTGCATTCCTAAGAGGCCATGCGCTCTCTGATGAGCGACGGGTTTCTTTCTGGTAGATCATGAGTATTTCGGGAGGGGTTTAAGGCCCCTCCCGCCCCTGTTAATCTCGTGCGCGTTCCCAACCCTGCGGCGTGTAGGCCGCTTGGCGCTGGATCAGCCACGCACCCGGCGCGACAACCTGCGGCGCGTGGGTGTGGTGGTCGCGCAGGTGGACAAGCTCAGTCGGCTCGCCAGCGACTTCGAGAAAGCCGCGAAACATATCCATTCCGGAATATTGGCGAATATCAGGCCGCTCCATCACAACGTGGTGGTGTCCCGTTTCGCTGTGCGTGATGATGTAAGCGCCCTTTTCAGGATCGACAGACTTCATCCCAGCCGGAACAGCCTTGATCGGGACAAGGTAAACATCGCCTTGGCAGATGCTCTTGCGGGTCATGTCAAATTCAAAGTCCATTTTACGTCCTCACTTCAAAGTTTTTGAGAATTTCCACGGGAAGTCCGCCGTGAAGAACGGATTGCGCTTCATCGACTGTTTTGGTTTTCGGAGGGACGGGAAGCGCAAATCTCCGTCCAGTTCCGCACATGGCGTCAAGGAACCGCTCGCCGGGACTGTCGGGGAGGTCCAATTCGACCAACCTACCCCATACGCGATCTCCGCTGTCTTCAATGATGCGGCCAGCGCCTGACGCAACTCGCTCGTCAACAATCTTGTCCCAACCCAAAATCTCACAAGCTGCCGCTCGCTGGTCCATATTTTGCCAATGCAGCGCCTCGGATGCTTTCGGAGGATTGCCAGTTACCCAATCGCCGGGGATGCTCTGCCCATGCCATGAGTGCAAAGCGTAGCTGTCCGCGTATTCCACGGCAGGGCCATTTTCGCAGTGCAGGCGTTGTTCATCATCCCACTTAACCGAAACAGGCTTTTCGCTGGCGATCACTACACCCTCAAAAGGCCACCACCACTCACATTGCGATGAAATGGCTTCCATTGTGTCGAGCGTTTTGGCCGCATCACCATAGTTGACGCCGATACGCTGGCAGAAGCGGTAAAAGGCTATCCAATAGAGGTCGTGCGCGCCCCATAGGTTATTTCCGGCATAGATTCCCCGGATCTTTAACTGGCTATCCAACTGGCTCCACAACTGCCTCCACAACTGACCCCGCAACTGGCTCACCAACTGGCCCCACAACTGGCTATCCAACTGGCTGGTTTCCGGCATCTTGAATATCTTGAGCGCCATCATGCAGGCAGCAGGGCTGTCAAAAATGAACAGCGCGGGTGCGGGCTTGCCAATCATCGCGTAAGCTTCGTTTAGAGACGATTGCAGCTTGTCGCGGTCAATGCGATGTCCACCGCAAGCTATGTTCAAATACTTGGCGCGGAATGCGGGTAGTTCTGCCTCTTGCTCCGGCGTGAGTTTGTTAATTTTCTTCATCAATCTATCAGGGGAGGCTTGTTAGGCTCTCCCCTGTCCCTTGGAATTAAGCAAATGGATCGGTTTCGACCTCGACGGGTTCTGAAACCGGCGCGGTCAACTCCGCCTTACGGCGATCCAGATCGGCGCGGAGTTGTTCGCGGAACGGTGCCATGCTCTTCGACTTCCACGCGGCTTCGAGCGCGGCCATGTCAACGGCGTCGTTCAGGGCTGCAAGTGCGTCGGTGATGCCGACTTCGGGCTGGGTCGCGGCCTGCGTCAACGGCAGAATCTTGATCCCCGCCTTCTTGCCCTTGGTTTTCATCACAACGACGAGCACTTCCTTGTCGATGTGGCTCATGTGGCTGATGCGGATGCCGCCGACGTTCAACCCGCCAAACGTAACGCTGTCGTCGCGGTAGATCGTCATCGACCGGCCTGCATAGTCAGCGGCATTGCGGCCCCAGACTGCGAGCAACACGCGGCGCATGGTCTTGCAGGGGCGGAAGGGCTTGCCGTTGTCGCCTTGATAATAGATGGCAATCGGCTGGTCGCCTTCACAGCCAGTGACGCGGGTGACAGTGATCGTGCGGGGTGCTCCGATCAGGTCGTCCGCGTTAATCTGGTCTGACTTGGCCTCAACAAACTGGCTCATATCAATCATCTCGGTCATGGGTTGCTCCTTAAAAACGAATGGCGACGTTGGGGATGTTGCCTGCCGCAATGGCAAGCACGAGAGCGCGGGCTATGACTTCATCAACTGGTCCGGCGTCCATGATTGCCTCCTTCGCAGTGCCCATGATCTTGCCGCGATGGGCGCGGTCGGCTTCGCGCGCTGCCTGTTCAGCGATGGCACGTTCTTCTGCGCGCTTACGATCAGCAGATTCCTGCTCAATGCGATTGCGTTCAGCAGCGGCGGCGGCTTCAGCCTCTTCGGCGCGGCGGCGCTCTGCGGCTAGTGCCTCGGCATGGGCGCGCTCAGTCTCTTCCCGCTCAGCGCGGGCCTTGGCTTCAGCTTCATCGCGAGCACGCTGCTCTGCTGCCTTGGCAGCGGCCTCTTCACGCGCCTTCTGCTCTTCCTCAGCGCGGGCCTTGGCTTCAGCGGCCGCCTTCACCTCTGCCTCCCGCTTGCGCTCGGCTTCCTCGGACTCGCGTTTGATGCGCTCCCGCTCTTCGCGCTCGGCGGCTTCGGCGCGTAGTCGTTCGAGTTCGGCGCGCTGCGCCTCCTCCTGGTCCATGCGCGCCGCGACAGTTCCGAGTGCGGAAAGTGCGGTAGCCTTCAGCGCCGAGCCCTGCGCTGCATGGCCTTGAAAAATATCAGCCGGGAAAGATGTTTTCTCGACCACCTTCATGCGGGCGCGCAGTTCGTCCGCCGTTTCGTCGAATTCAATCTTGGCAGCATCACGCAGCCAGTTGATTACCTGATCGACTTGCGCCTTGCGGGCTTCCTCGGCGTTTTCCCAGTCGGTGAGCGGCTTGCGCACCTCATCCTTGAGTTCGTCAAGCTGGGCGCGGATTTCGCGACGGGACTCGTCAACGGCATTGATCCGCGCGCGGGCCTCTTCATTAAGCGCCTTACCGGCGTCGTCGATGGCCGTCTTGGTCCGCGCCACCTTATAGGCCAGCGAGGCGATAGCCTTTCGCCCCTTCTCGGTGGTCAGGTCAGGAACATGCGCATCGCATTCGGCCTTCATGGCCTCATAGAATTCGCTGAATTTGCGCTTGTCGGTTAGAACAACAGCGGGCGTTGCCTCTACCAACGCGACAATGCTTGTCCCGGCGCTCCGTTTAATATCAATCATCTCGGTCATACGATTAACTCCATCGTTTCCCGCCGTTCAGTCGGGATCAGTTTCATGGTGGAAAGGGTGGCGCGGTATTCCTGGACGATCTCTTGAACGCGCGCCTCAAATACAGCGGCGGCGGTGAGAATGGCGTCCTGAATTTCCGCGTCGGCTTCGATGCGCTTCACAAAGACAGGCAGGCCCGCGCAGTATGAAATGAAGTCCAGCCACTTGCGGCCAGTGACGAGCATTCCGGTCTGCACTTGGATCAGGTAATCGTCGGGCATCTCATTTGCCGCGATTGTCTGCACATGGTATTTCCCGCAGCGGCTCTTGCACTCGATCAAGCCATCATCGCCAACCAAGCCGTCGGGAGAATATCCGATGGTGAAGCCGTGCGCGGTATTGGTGACAAAGCCTGTCTCGACAACCGGCGCATAGTGCTGGCTGTAGGCTTCGCGGGCGTAGATTTCGTCCTCTTGGCCGCGCAGCATGGCATCCGAGATATATTGCGGCTCAACATACTGGCTGATGCGCTGGAACGCGATCTCATAAGCATGGGCGCGCGTCTTGTCGTTGTTGGCGATCTTGAGCGTCGGGGTGATGATGTTCTTCATCTCCGAAGCCGTCAGAATGCCGCAACGCAGCGCCAGCCACTCATCGCTGCCTTGAACGACGTCAGGGTGGTAGGTGATTGTCACGAGATCCACCCCGCGACCATGATGCCGATGACAGTCAGCAAAAGCGTAAACAGGGCGCCTGATTTGAAGCCATCCAGCCATTCGGAATGGCGCGCGTGGATCAGTTCGGCGGTGTCCGTGGTGATGCGGGTCATGCTGCAATCCGATCATAAGGAGCGGCAAGGGCTGCCAGCGCGCGATTGATGTCATGAATGGCGGTGGAGTTGTCGCCGTCCAAAATGCGGTTGCGCAGGCCGATGAGAATGCTTTCGGCGGTGCCGGGTGCGTGGCTCATGCGCTCGACAGATGACCTGACGCGCGCGGCTTGATTGAGGCCGCTCATGCTGCGGCCTCAGTGCGGACGTGATTGCGGATCAGCTTGTAATAAGCGATCTTCTGAAGCGCCTCGCAACGCAGGCGACGCGGCGAGAACGGTCCTTCACGCAGGCCATTGCCACGGCAGGCAAAATAGCCACGAACGCGGTTGATGGCCATGCGGCGCTCTTTGGCGACTTCCGCTTCTGAAAAATTGTTCTTGGCACAGCGAGCGGCAATGACCGCGCGAGCGTGTTCGCTCAGGTGCTGATGCTTCATATCGATTGCGTAGAATGGCATTAAAACCTCCATGCCGTTTGGCTATGAAGGGATGAATAAATGCGCATACGCATAACGTCAAGCATATTTTATGCGGGCGCGCATATCCAAGCATATTTTATGCGCTCGCGCATATCATGGTTGACACATTAATGCGTATGCGCATATATGCGCGTTCATGGACATCAAAACGATACGCGAACTCCACAACCTGTCGCAAGCCGAAATGGCTGATCGCCTTGGCGTGACGCAATCAACGGTTTCCCGTTTCGAGCGAGGCGAATTGAAGCTGGATAAGCGGACGCGCCTCGCAATTGAGGCTCTTTTTTCAGCGGCCCCAACTGAGAAGGCCGCATGATTTCCTTGGGTCGCAACCAAGGTGAGACGGGCGGGGTCTGGTTGGCTCCCTTCGCCCCGTCCGTCTCCAATGTTCAACCGAGTGGACTCCATGAAAACCCGACCGTGGCGGCGGGTTCGAAGGCCGGGATGTGCACAGTTCGCATCAACGTCGGCCACTCGGGTTCTGCGGTTTTGACCGCACGGCATATTCCGACAAATCCCGGCAACGCCACACCCCTTTTCCCTTTCTTCCATGAGGTGCTTTATGGCGTCGGCTCCAATCAACGTCTTACCAAATATCGCGGCGCGACCGGAAACGGCTATGTCTCACGGGCTGGATGCTGAGCCGGATCGATGCCATTCGCGGCATTGGGCTGCGGGGGGTGGCGTGATGCACCAGTTGACACCCCAAGAGCGCGATTTTCAGGCTTCCATGATTTACGGCTCGGTTGAACTGGCGCGCCGGATTGCGATTGCAGGCAAGGCACATGGCCCGTGCTGCGAAAAGTCCCTGATCGCATACGTCGAGACGCGGGGAGAAGACCCGACGCTGACGCCGCGCCAGCTTGCCATCAAGCAGCGCCAGACGAAATATCACGGTTCGGCCTGTACCGACTGCGGCAACACGCTGCGGGACACGTCGACATCACATTGCACGCACTGCCGCATCATCAAGCGCCGCAAAGTCTCTGGTTATGCCGAGCGCGTGAAGAAGTGGGGCGAGAACCGCCATACTGCCCGCGCGCTTGGTGAACTGACATACGAAGGCCGTCCGTGCTCGAACTGCGAGGCGCCGACGCGCTACGTAAAATCAAAGATGTGCATCACGTGCTCGGCAACAGCGCGCATCAAGCATCGGCAGGTTCTGGCTGAGAATGCGCGGGCTGAACTTGAGAAGGTGGGCGAGGCGTTCGGCGTCACTCTTGATGCCGCACTGGCCATGTCTGGCGGGCCTGAGGTAACCCGAGCGCGTCATGCCATGTGGGCGCAACTGCGACATCGCAAATATTCATATCCGCGCATCGGGTCTATATTTGGCTGCGATCATAGCACTGTCATGGCTGCCGTTCGTCGGTTCAACGCGCGGGTGGCGGCATGATCGTCCTGCGCGACTATCAGGACGACCTGATCGACGGCGCGCGTGGTGCTTTTCGTGAGGGCTACAAATCGGTGCTGTTGCAGTTGCCGACAGGCGGAGGGAAGACCGTAACTTCGGCGGTGATGGTGCGCAACACTGTCGCCAAGGGCAATGTCGCGTGGTGGCTCGTCCATCGCCGCGAAATCATCAACCAAGCATCGGCGACGTTCTCCAGCCTCGGCATTCCGCATGGCCTCGTCATGGGCGGCGCTGTGACGGATCCGATGGCGCGCGTTCAGATCGGCTCGATCCAGACCGTAGCGCGACGTCTCCATCGCCTCCCACCGCCGAACATCATCGTGTTCGATGAGGCGCATCATATGGGAGCGCGGCAGTATCAGGATGTTTTTGACGCCTTCCCCGATGCGGTGAAGCTCGGCTTCACTGCAACGCCTGCGCGGTTCGACGGCAAAGGCTTGGGCAATTGGTTCCAGCGCCTCATTGAAGGCCCTACTGTCTCGCTTTTGATCGAGCGGGGGGCATTGTCTCCTTATCGCCTGTTCGCGCCTGCAACGCCTGATCTCGCGGGCGTGAAGTCGCTGGGCGGTGATTACAAGCGGGACGCGCTGTCCAAGATCATGGACCGGCCTTCAATCGTCGGTGATGCGGTGGCTCATTATCAGCGGTTGGCATCCGGCAAGCGCGCGGTGGTTTTTGCCTGCTCGATTGAACACAGCCGCAACATCGTCGCTCAATTCCAATCGGCTGGCATCACGGCAGAGCATGTGGACGGGTCAATGGACACCGCGACACGTGACGCGACGATTGGCCGCTTTGTCTCAGGTGAGACGCTGATCCTGTCGAACGTGGACCTGTTTGGCGAGGGCTTCGACGTCCCCGCGATTGAAACAGTGATTATGCTGCGCCCGACGCAATCGCTGTCGCTGTATCTGCAACAGGTGGGGCGCGGCCTGCGTCCGATGGAAGGCAAAGAGGCGGCGATCATCCTTGACCATGCGGGGAACTCGCTCCGGCATGGGCTGCCCGATGATGACCGTGAATGGTCTTTGGCTGATCGCGCCAAGAAGAAGCGCGCCGAAGCTGCGGAGACACCCGTGCGTCAGTGCCCCGACTGCTATCGCGTCTATCGTCCCGCGCCAAAATGCCCCGGCTGCGGCCATGCGGCTCCGGTGGCTGCGCGCGTTGTTGAAGAGGTTGAGGGGGTATTAGCGGAGATCGACGCGGCTGCGTTGAAGCGGGAAGCCAAGCGCGAAGAAGGCTCATGCCGGACGCTTCAGGACTGGCAGGCTCTGGCTGCTCGGCGGGGCTATTCATCCGGCTGGGCTTGGCATCGGTTCAACGCTCGACAGCGGAGGGCGGCATGAAACACTCCGATCTCGTCAACGCGATCCTTCTCCACCTGTCCCCGCTCGGTATGGCTTGGAGCAACCGCAGTGGAGCTGTGAAAACAGAAGATCGCTTCCTGCGCTACGGCCTCAAGGGGTCGTCGGACATTCTCGCCTGCATCAAGGGCCGCATGGTCTGCGTCGAGGCGAAGATCGGGCGCGATCCGCAACGTCCTGCGCAGCGCCGCTTTGAGGCTGCGATCACGCGGGCAGGTGGAATCTATATTCTCGCTTGGTCCGTCGATGACGTGGCCGCGCGGTTGGTCATGGAGGGCTTGGCATGAACCCCGTAATCATAGGCAACGCAACGCTGTATCTGGGCGATTGCCTGCAAGTGATGAAGTCGCTCGGCAAGGTTGACCATATCATTTGCGATCCGCCTTACGAGGCTTCACTTCACGCCTCAAAGAACAGCTTGCGCGGTCGAATCCGATTGGACGGCGGACCTGATTTGCAGGGCTTGGACTTTGACGCGATTGACGCCATCCGCGCACCGTTCGTGGAGGCGTCATCTGCCATATGCGAAGGTTGGTTTATCGCGTTCTGCACGGTCGAAGGAACTTGGCCTTGGGCGCAGGAGATCAACGCAAGCCCCATGAAATACAAGCGCGCGTGTATTTGGGTGAAGCCGGATTCGACGCCCCAGCTAAATGGGCAAGGGCCAGCCCAAGGCGCTGAATGCTTTGTTTGTGCTTGGGCCGGTTCTGGCTATGCAAAATGGAATGCTGGCGGCAAGCGTGGTGTGTATCGCCACTTGGTTAACAACCCGGAACGCCACGGCGCACACCGGACCGAAAAGCCGCGTCGCCTAATGGCTGAAATTCTCGGGGACTTCACCAACGAAGGCCAAACCATCCTAGACCCCTTCATGGGCAGCGGCACGACCGGCGTTGCGGCTGTTCAAATGGGCCGCAAATTCATCGGGATTGAAAGGGAGCAAAAGTATTTCGACATCGCTTGCAAGCGGATTGAGGACGCACAGCGGCAGAAGGACCTTTTCATTGGAGAGGACGCATGAACCCCGGCCAAATCTGGCACAACACGCCATATCCCCATCATCGCAAGGCGATATTCAAGGCTCTGCGCGTGGACCCGTCCGATCGCGCAGCCGGTTTCGCCTGTGCCTGCTTTCGCGTCATTGCTGACGATGGCGTCACCTATATCGCGGGCGCTGTCGGTTGTCCGCCGCACTCTGATTTGGAGCGGTTCATCAACTGGACTCCAGACGACATATCCAACGTCATTCTGTGGAACCCGCGCACGAATGACACCCGCATCCTTGGTGAGGCGCGTTCGCAGACTGTCCTGATCTCGCCTGAGAGCCGCGAAGGAATGATCACGGTCTATCAGGACGCGTTCGCGTTTTTTCGCGCTTGGTGCGAGCGCCGCGCCGAATTCATAGTCCGTAGGCAGGGCGTTATTACAAACGGCTGGCTTCACCCCATGCCGGAGCCCCGCGATAGCTTCATCCCCGGTGCGCTCGTCGTCGGCGATCTTGCCAAGGTCAAGGAATGGCCTCGCCTGTCCGAAGCGACATTGATCCCCGGTCCCGGCGTGTCTGAAGACGATCTCAAGAAATCCGTCTGGCGTTCTGCCGATATTCCCAACATCAATCTGAGGCGCGCCGGATGATGGCTGAAAACGTAATCCCGCTTAACGCATGGCGCGGGCAGCTCGATATGGGCGAAAAGGGCGTGCGCCGGAATCTCACTAATCTCATGATGCACTTGCGCAATCTTGAGGGTTTGGGCCGTTCGATCCGCTTCAATGAATTGTCGATGCAAGCTGAGTGGAACGGCCATCCGATGACCGAAGAGGACATTCTTGATGTCCGCCTCATCATCGAAAAGGCGAATTTCCAGCCAATCGACAAGGATGTCAGACCGGCGATCATGCGACTGGCTCATGAGAACAGCTATCACCCGGTCTGCGACTATCTCAACGGCATTGTCTGGGACAAAAAGCCGCGCATCGACAAATGGCTGCACAAGCTGCTTGGATGCGCTGAGACGGAATATGTGCAGGCGATCTCACCCAAGGTTTTGATTTCGGCTGTTGCCCGCGCTTTCAAGCCGGGTTCGCAAGTTGACACGATGCTCGTCATTGAAGGCGATCAGGGCATCAAGAAATCATCTGCCATCAAGGCGTTGTTCGGCGAGGATTTCACATATGAAATCGTGTCTGGCTTTGACGATCACCGCCGCCTGATCACCAATATCATCGGCGCGTGGGCTGTCGAGTTGGCTGAATTTGTCTCAGTCCAGCGATCTGCGACGGGCTCGGTCAAGGGGCTTGTCACAATCCGCCGCGACCGCGTTCAACTACCTTATGCGCGCGGTCTGTCCGATCTTCCGCGTCGGTTCATCTTCGTCGGCACGATTAACCCCGGCGCGTCAGGATATCTGGACGACGATACGGGAAATCGACGCTATTGGCCTGTGACAGCCACCAAGTGCGATATTGAGGCCATTGTCGCCAACCGTGATCAAATGTGGGCTGAGGCCGTGCACAGGTTCCGGCAAGGTGAGCGGTGGTGGCTGGACGAGAGAGAGTCGGACATCGCGCTTATCCAGACGCAGGACCGCGCATCGACGGACCCTTGGATTGAAATTCTGCGCGAACGATTTGCCGACTTCCAAGGCGAATACGTCACATCAACACTTGCCCTGAGCAAGATCGGCGTTCCGGCTGAGCGCATGGACAAGGCAACTGAGATGCGCGCGACGTCATGCCTGAAGGCGCTTGGTTACGTCCGCAAGAAGGGTCGGTTTGAACAAGGAGGCAAGGCGATATGGGCATGGGTGAAATCGTGAAACCACACCGTCAAATATGCGGGAACAATGGTGGGTTGTTCCCACGTACCGAAGCGGGAACGCGCAATAATATTTCAACGCCGGTAGGAACGTTCCCACTGTTTTCCCACCTAAAAAATATGGTGGGAACGAGGTGGGAACCGTTTAAAATCAACAACTTAACCCCCTATGTTCCTACCTTTAGAACAAATAAAGAGAAAGAGTATAGGGAGTTTCTAGGGAATTTTTTTCCCAAAATTGCCCAAAAGTGGGAACAGACCCTTTTTCGAGGCTGTTTTTCCCCCTCCTTCACCCCCTTCCACGGTGGCCGCTCATGAAGCCCTATTCGACACCATCCAGACATTCCGCGCTTCAGTCGGGTTGATCTTGGCCCAAGCGTAATCGTCCGGCTTGGCAAGGGCGATGCGCGTTTCAGGGTCAACTTTCTGGATGAACTGCTTGTACGACCAGTGCGCCTTGGATGGCGGGTTCTCGTCATAATAGACGCGCGGGCGCAATGGCCTGGCCTCACCGTCAACCACCTGATCGACCTGTTGAGCCAGACGCGTGATTGCCATCTGGAGCGATGCGAACGGAATCTGCGAGCACTCGTTGAAGTAGATCGTCGCGAATTCCATGCCCAGCACCTTTTCGGCGCGCTCAGGATTGTCGAGCCCTGCAAACCAGAGCTCCGAGCCATTCGGGAACGTCGCGTAAAAGTCTTCCTTGTTCAGCTTGTAATCAACGCCGGGAAACGCCAGCCGCATCACCTTGGGGAAGGTGTCCAGAATGACCGACGCCTTGATTGCGTTGAACCTGAAGCGGAAGATCACATGCCGACTGTTCGCTGCCTTCAATGCCCGCATAATGACCGCACGGACGAGTAGGAACGTCTTGCCAGACCGTGACCCCCCAAACAACATGACGTGCTTGGAATCGCTCGCCAGAACTGCCTGAGCCTCTCTCTGACGCGGTGTAAGGCTAAAGGTTTGCGTCATGATCCTGCGTCACGACTGTCACACCGCCCTTGTGCTCGACTTCCTGCTTCGCGCCATAGTCCTTGCGGTTCCACATTCCGATGAGACGAAGGCGGGTGTCGATGCGAACGCGCTTGTCTGAAGGGTCGCCGGGTGTGTCTGCGATGGTGATGCAGTCTCCCGCCATGTGATGCGTTCCTAATTCGCGCGCACGTGCGGAGAGTTGAGAAAACTCTTCGTCCTCTCTCTCCCAATCCCAAACAGTCCTGAAGCAAGGCATGTGATCATCTGCGCAGATTTTCGACAACGGTTCACCATGCGACTGCCTGAGGACAAGCTCGTCAATCACTTCAGGAGTTTTCTACGTCGGTCGTCCCATGCCTATTCCCCTACCTCGTCGCCACCCAGAGCGCATTTGAAC